AAGGGTTGGCTGTCCGCCTGGGCGGACCGCAAGCAACTCGACCTGCTGGCAGAGCGGGCTTTGGGCGTGAAGGGGGTGGACTAGCGTGGGTATCCGATATCTTGGGCGAGACGGCACCGACCACATCCTTGAGATGACCACGTGGGAAGGTCCCATCCGCGCCGACCAGCAGCGCCACCATGTGACCGAGATCCTACGCGCTCCCCGCGATCAGCGAGGGATCGCCCGGCACCCCAGGCACATCACGGCATCGCGCGTGGATGACAATCCGGAGTGTTGCGCCGTCGCCGCCTGCATTTCGCCGAGCGTGCGCGGCTATCGCGATGTTGCCAGGAGGTTTCGGTTCGGAAAGCGCACCGGCAATTCGGAAGGGGTGGAAGGATGACGGAGGGCAAAATGTATCCACACCTGTCGGGACCGGCGGCCCGTGAAGCGCTTGAGCAGGATCGGAACGCCGATGATCAATTCGAAATTCGTGACGCGGCGCGGATCGAGAGCAAAGCCTTTGGCTTGAAAAAGGCCATCCACCGAGCAAAAGCCGAGGGGCGGCGAGTTGCCAACTTGATCGCGCAAGACCGCGCGGATCGCGCCGAAGACACGCTGCGCAAGGAAGCTGAGATCGAGTTCGATGACGGCAAGCTCGTCGCCATGCGCGATGTCGCCATTGGGCCAACGCCCGAGCAGATCGCTCAGGCCGAGCGTGGCGGTGTCGGTTTCACGAAATTCACGCCTCGTTTACCGGATGGCTCTGTGGCGACAGTGAGCGCCTATCGCCGCCGAGACTTGCCGCAAGCGCACAAGATGCTGTTCGCGGGCGTGATTGACCACAAGGGCCTGGCGGCCTGCCTCTGGTATCGCAACCTTCACGAGATGACCGGCTTGGCAGGTAACATCGCCTCGATCGATTATGGCCGCGAGGTGTTCGCCGCGCCGCAGGGCCGCACGATGTTCACGGATTGGCAGGTCGAGGCTCAAGACACATTTCGCTTCGTGCGGCGAAATATCCGCAGCCGCCATCTCGCCCTTCTCGACCTGATGGTTCTCCAAGACGTGCCTATCCACAGGGCCACGCGTGCCGCTCGCGCCTTTCACCGCAGGGCGAAGGAAGCCTTCGGCGAGGCAGTCAAGCAACTGCTCGACGCAAGGGATGCAGCAGGGGGTAGTTGACGATGTTGTCAAAAAGTGAGTATGACTTGTGGTAATGGTTTCGCGCGTGGAGAGAACGCGCATTATCCTTCCCCATAGGAAATCTCGCTGATGGCGCATTCCGCGTCCTCCCCGGCCGCGCGGCTGCGCAAGCTCAACGCTGCTCTGGAGAAGGCGAAGAAGTTCAAGCGCGGCACCGTGCTGACGTTTGAGCCGATGATGGAACTGATCGGCGTCAGCCGGCCCGTCCTGCGCGACTGGTGCGGTGAGATCGCGGGCTTCGAGGAAAGCGGCGCATTCGAGCGCGGCGGCAACGGGATCGAATGGCAGTTCAAGCCGGGGCCGACGATCCGGTTCCTGATCAAGCATTTCGAGGCGGAGCAAGCCAAGCAGGTCGAGAAGGCCAAGCGTCTGCGCAAGGCTATCGGCGACGATGTTCTGGCCGAGCTGCCCGAGGACATGACGGCCGATGAGATCATCAAGGCCGTGCGGGCCGCGCGCGAGGTTCGCGAGGAACAGGAAAGCCAGAGCGCCTTGATCAAGGCATCCCTCGCGGCCTCGGTCTTCGATCAGACGATCAATCGCATGCTTCAGGCCGGCATTCAGGCGGGCCGAGAACAGGACCCCACGGGCCAGTGGCCGCCCGAATATGCGGAGAAATGGCAGAATGCGATCGACACCCTCATCCTTCAGCAAAGCGCTGCGGGCGAGGCTTGTCTGAACGCGCTTCGTGGAAGGTCTGCTTAGCCCGGCGGCGCTGACCCGGGAGGTTACGCGGCTGGGATCGGGCGAGTGCTACGCAGACCCGGTAATGCTGCTGCGCGACGCCCTGTCGCGCTACAGGCCGCCGGAGAAGATCAGCACCGTCGATTGGGCCGAGAAGAACCGCACGTTTCGCCTCGCCGACAGCGGCGCCGTGGTGCCGTACGATCGCTGGCGCACGCCGTACAACATCGCGCCGTCGAACGCGCTGGACGAACCCGGAGTCGAGCTGGTCGTGATGGTCAAGCCGTCCCGTTCGGGCGGCACGACGATTGCCGAGAACTTCATCGCCAAGATGATCGATATTGGGCCGATGGGGCGCGTCGCCTGGTATCTGGGCAGCGACAAGGCGGTGAAGGAATACTGCGAAGGGGCGATCCGGCCCCTGTTCGACGATCACCCGCGCCTCCGGGCCAAGATCGGCAAGGGCAAGTCGGACAATACCGATACGCGCAAGCGGGTCTCGGGCCACCTGATCGAGTTCCTGGCCGCAAACGACAGCAACTTCCGCAACCGCGAGTTCTATTTCGGGGTGATGGACGAGCCGGACGGTTGGACCCGGTTCGCGGAATCGCCCAAGACACAGCTTCGCGGGCGGCAGAAAAACATCGGGCGGCGGCGCAAGGGCTTCATCCTGTCGCACCCCGACAAGGGCTGGCGGGCCGGCGTGGCGCCGGCGTGGGAATCGACCTCACGCGGCATCTACGTGATGCGCTGCGCGGAATGCGATTTGTTTGCCGCTGCGCACGCAACGAAGTTCTGGCCGGACGTGCCGGAGTTCCGACTGCACTACCAGCGCGACGACAAGGCGCCCGTTGACGCGCGGATCGCCATGGCAGGGCGCACAGCCGGCATGGCCTGCCCGCACTGCGGCTCCGTGCTCGACGATGCGCAGCGCTTCGCCATGGTGGATCAGGCCGGACGCGAGGACTGGTGGATGCACCGGGGTCAGACGCTGGATCCCGTCGAAGGCATTCAGGGCGAACCGGAGCCGCACACGGAGCGGGGCTTCTATGTCCACGGCCTCATGGTGAAGACCTCGCCTGCCGCTGAATTGGCGCGGGGCTTGGAAGAAGCGCTGATCAAGTATGAGCGCAGCGGGGGAAGCCGCGAGGCGACCAAGGCGCTGCGCGAGTTCATGTCCAAGCAACTCGGCGAGATATTCGAAGGCAAGACCGGGCTGGAAGGCGTCACGAGCGCCACGTTGCAGAAGCGGGCCCGCGCCGAAGTCGCGACGGAGTTCGGTATGTGCCCCACGGACGTGCTGTTCATCACCGCCGCGGTGGACGTGGGCGCGGGCAAGTTCGACGTGAGCTTTCGCGGCTGGGACCTGGAAAGCCGGTCGTGGTGGCTCGACCGTTTGACGATCCGACAGCGGCTTTGGAGCGATGGCCGGCTGCGCGATATTCGCACCCGCGAGCGGATCGAGGATTGGGAAGAAGCGCTTATCGAGGATGTAGTGCTGCGCACGTTCCCGATCATCGGTAAGCCGGGCTACGCCATGCCGGTCGCCGCGGTCGCGATCGACGTAAGCGACGGCAACGTGACGTGGATCGGGCGCGAGTTCGCGGCGCGCTGCTATCGCAAGGGGTTGTATTGGGGCACGCCGACCAGCTTCTGGCCGCGCGTCAATCTCATCCAGGGCTCGCGGAACAAGGATGCGCCGCCCCTGCCCCCGAAGCCGCGCCACAAGGACGACAAGGGGCGCAAGTTTCCGAAGGGCGCCTGGGAATGGTCGCTCGGCGTCCATGAATTGAAGGAACTGGCGCTCGATCGCCTCGCGGTGCGCGATGGGGGACCGGGCCAGTGCTATTTCGCGCCCGATATCGATGGCGCCTATTTCGACGAGTATTTCAACGAACCGCTGATCGACGGCAAGTTCGTGCGTCAGGGTCTGAACGAAAGCCTCGATCTGTTCGGCTACGAGGAAGCGATGCGGCTGATGATGAAGCCGGATCGCCCCGCCTTGAAGTGGTCCGACGCGGCAAAGCGGCCACCCTGGGCCAAGCCGATACTGCTCTTGCCGGAAGGAGGTGATCCAGCGGCCTCGATGACGGAGGCCAAACCCGCCGCTGAGTCTGCACCAAAGCCATCGCTGCTCAACCGTTTCGACCAGCTCAACCAAGGAAACCGCCGGTGACGCAACGCTCATCGACCGAAATCGCGGCCGATCTCGCCGTCTATCGCTCCGCACGCACCGCGCTGGTTGCGGGCGAGCGGGTCAAGGAAGTCTGGCGCGACGGGCGACGCATGATCTTCGACGGCATCACGCTCAATCAGATCGAGCGTGCGATCGCCACGCTGGAACGCGAATACGAGGCAGCCTTGAGCATCGAGGACGGCAGGCCGAAACGCCGCGCGATCGGGCTGGCCTGGCGTAACTGAGATGGCCGCATTGACAGGTTTCATTTCCCGCGCTGGAGCGTGGCTCGGCTTTGGCGGTCAGGGTCGCCGCGATGCCGCGCGCCACGACCTGTCCGAGTTTTCGGGCTGGAACCCAGGCCTGCGCTTCGCCGGCTCGACCACGGGGAGCGACTGGGGCACGATCACGGGCCGCGCTCGCGATCTCGACGAGAACAATGGCTGGATCAACGGCGGGCTCGATCGTCGCGTCGAATCCGTCATCGGCGTCAACATTCGCCTGTCGGCGCAGCCGGTCCATGAACTGCTGAACCGCGATTACGCGTGGCGGATGAAATGGACCGGCGATGTCCAAGCTCGCTTCAAGGTGTGGGGCAGCGACATTGAGCGGCGTTGCGATGCCCGGCAGCGGCTGAGCTTCGGCGCCATCGCGAAGCTGGCCTATCTCGGCTACGTCCGAGACGGCGAGGCGGCGGCGGAAATCCGCGACACCAAGCGCGGGCTGGCCAACACGACCAATGTGCTGCTGGTCGAGCCGGAACGCATCTCCAGCCCAACCTGGCTGGCCCATACCGAGGGCCGGGAGATCGACGGACGGACGCTGCGCAACGGTGTCGTTTCGGACAAGAATGGTGCCGCGCTGGGCTATTATGTCCGCAAGCGTCATCCGGGCGATCCCGATGCGGGATTCGACGGGGAGCGGTGGGAATATATCCCGGCGCGGGGCCGCACCGGGCGCGCGAAGTTCCTGCACGTGTTCTCGCCGCGCCGCGCGGAGCAAAACCGGGGGGTGAGCCGCCTGGCCGAGGCGATGCTACCGGCCAAGATGATCGACCGGGTGGACCGGGCCGAGGTGACGGCGGCGCTCAAGTCGGCGCTGTTCTCGCTGTTCATTGAATCGCCGGGCACGACAGAGGATCTGGAAGCCGCGCTGGCGCCGGCGGGCGGAGAGGAAGCCGTCGATCCCTGGATCGATGCCTATCTGCACTTCCGGCAACAGACGCCCGTCACGGTAGACGGCGCGCAAGTGACGCACCTCGTGCCGGGCGAGAAGGTCGATGCGCCCGAGGCGACGCATCCGAACGCCAATTACGCCTCGTTCATGAAGTTCATGCTGCGCAAGGTGGCCAGCTCGCTGGGCGTGTCCGAGCCGCAGATGACGCAGGACTGGAGCGGCATCAATTACTCCTCGGCGCGCGCGCTACTGAATGAAATCTGGCGCTCCTTCATCGAGGACCGATGGTTCTTCTCGCAAGCTTTCCTGACGCCGATCTATGCCGCGTGGCTGGAGGTCGAGGTGGCGAACGGCGACGTGAAGGTGCCGGGCGGGCCGGTGAATTTCTACCGCAACAAGACCGCGATCTGCATGGCGGAATGGATCGGGCCGGGACGCGGCTCGGTGGACCCGTTGAAAGAGGCCAACGCCAACAACCTCGACACCGCGGCCGGGCGCAAGTCTACCGTCGAATGTATCCTGGAGGGCGGTCGCGATCCATCGGACGTGCTTGCGGAGGAAGCGTGGTGGCTCGAAGCGCGCCGCGAGCGTGGGCTCGGGAAGCCGAACTACAACGTCAAGGCCGCGACTGACACCAGCAATGCCGAGGCAGAGGCGGACGCGGCGAACGATAGCGCGCGAGAAGCCGAGGGAGCGCAGGCATGAGCAAGTTCGCCCGCGTCGCCACGCGCCTGTTCAATGCGCCGCTGATGCTGCGGCCGGAAAAGGCCGAAATGCTCTGCGCCGCGCTCGTGGATCGCCTCGGCATCGCCAGCCTCGAACGCATCGACGGAACCACACTCGGCGCCGCCCAACTTCGTCTCAAGGCGATGGATGACTCCGATTGGACAACTAAGCCGAAGACGGCGCGGGATATGTATGCGGTAGAGCGTCGTGTCGCCCGGGTCAGCGTCGATGGCACGCTGGTGCACAAGCTCGGCGGGGTCGAGCCGTACTCCGGCATGGTCGGTTACGACTGCCTTGATCGCATCATCGCCGATGCGCAGCAAAACCGGGAGGTCGGCGCAATCCTGGTCGATGCAGACACCCCGGGCGGCGAGGTGTCAGGCTGTTTCGAGTTCGCTCGCAAGCTGCGGCAGACCCGCAAGGCTGGCGGCAAGCCGGTCATCGCCATGGTCAACGAGATGATGTGCTCGGCGGGCTACGCCATCGCGGCATCGTGCGACGCCGTCATGGCCACCGAAACTGCCATCACGGGTTCGATCGGTGTCTGGACCATGATGGTCGATATGACCAAGGCGCTCTCAGAGAAGGGCATAGCGGTCAAGATCATTCGTGCCGGCGACCGCAAGGCACGCGGCGGGCCCTACGAGACTGCCGACGACGAGACCGAAGACAAACTGGTTCGGTGGGTCAATGAGACCTGGGACATCTTCGCCGAGCACGTCGCGGCAGGCCGCCCGATCAGCAAGGAGGCCGTCCTGAGACTCGAGGGCGACTGGTTTACCGGCAATGACGCATTGGCCCTAGGCCTGGTCGATGCGATCGATTCACCTGAGGCCATCTTCGAAGCGGTCGCCGCGCTGGCCCGCTGATTCATAACCGAAAGGACTGAACTATGCCTGGAGCCAACAACGGCTTGAAGGCGGCGCTCGCGCGTTCCGCTGCCGGTGCCGTGGTCGCTCTCTCCGAGATTTCGGCCGACGATCTGCTCGCTGGGATGACCGACGAGCAGAAGGCGGCGCTTGCCGCCGAACTGGCGCCCGCCGCGTCGGCGGGCGCTGCCGCTACCCCGCCGGTCGCTGTCGCCGGTGCCGACGCGAATGCTGCCGATGATGGGCAGCAGAGCGGTGAAGGTGGCGAAGGCGATGACCCGGCTGCCGCTGCCAACGCCTCCGAGCGCGATCGTGTGAAGGCTGTCGCCAAGGCAGTTGCGGAGGATGACACCTGCAAGGGCAAAGCCTCTCTCGCGCTCGCGATGCTTGCTGACGACGACTACGCCAGCCTGTCGGCGAGCGGCATCGTCAAGTTGCTCGGCAAGCAAGCTGCGACCGAGGGTGGCGATGCCGAATCTGCGGCACGCTCGGAGATGCGCGAAGCTATCGCGCAATCGGGCAACAGCAACATAGACGCGAGCGGCGGCAGCAAGGTCAAGGACGGGGCGGCTCAGTCCGCCAGCGTCTGGGATAGCGCCATCGCCAAGGTCTACCCCGGCCAGGTCAAGTAGCCCGCGCCGGCTACCTTCATCCAGCAGTTTCGAACCTGAAAGGTATCAGCAATGGCACAGACCCCTCTCACCGAAGGTATGCACACGGGCGAGTTCATCGGCGAACTCGCCATGGGCATCGGTTATCACTGCGATGAGATCACCGTGTTGAGCGGCCAGAATCTCGTCGCCGGCGCCGTGATCGGCAAGGTAACGGCGAGTAGCAAGTATGTCGCGTTCGACAACGCCGGCACTGACGACGGCCGCCGCGTCGCGGCCGGCATTCTCGTAGGTGCCGTTGACGCGAGCAGCGGCGATGCCAAAGGCCTTGCGCTGCTGCGTGGCCCGGCCGTGGTGAACAAGAACGACCTGACCTGGGCGGCCGGCATCGACGCCACCGAACAGGCCGCTGCCCTCGCCACGCTACTCGCCAGCAACGGCATCAAGGCCGCCTGAACCCCTTCCATCGCTGATGCCTGACCCGGCGGCCTTAGGCGTCCGGGGCCGGCTTCGTGCATCCACAAAAGGAACACCTTCCATGCATATGGACATCTTCAACGACGATGCCTTCAGCCTCGTCAACATGACGGCGGCCATCGAAAAGATGCCGACTGTCCCGACTTTCCTCGGCAGCCTTGGCCTCTTCGGCGACGGTGAAGGTCAGGAAACCAACGTGGCGTCGATCGAGCAGCGCGGCACGACGCTGAAGCTGATTCCGACCAGCCAGCGCGGCACCGAGCCGCCCATGGGCGGAACCGACAAGCGCTCGCTGCGGCACTTCACCATCCCGCGTATCGCCAAGGGCGACCAGGTATTCGCGTCGGAAATCCAGGGTGTCCGCGCGTTCGGGACGGAAAGCCAGCTCGAAACCGCGGTCCAGAAGATCGCGCAGAAGCAGAAGAAGCTGCTCACCGAGCACGCGATGACGATGGAGTACCATCGTCTCGGCGCGATCCAGGGTATCCTGCTCGATTCCGATGGTTCGACGCTCTACAATTTCTTCTCGGAGTTCGGCATTACGCCGCCTGTCGAGATCGACTTCGATCTGGATAATGCCAATCCGGCCGAAGGCGCGTTGTCGCTCAAGATCGCAGCGGCCAAGCGAGCGGCGATCCGTGCGCTCGGCGGAAGCTACGTGCCCGGCATGGTCCAGTTTCTGTGGCTGTGCGGCGATACCTTCTTCGACCAGTTCAAGAACCACCCAGAGGTCCGCGAGACCTACAAGAACTGGGAGGCCGCCGCCAACTTGCGCAACGCCGAAGTCTTCTCAACCTTCCGCTTCGGCGAGATGGACTGGCACAACTACCAGGGCACCGACGACAACACGACGGTGGCCATCGGCACCACGAAGGCCAAGCTGGTCGTGCGTGGCGTGCCCGACCTCTACAAACGCATCAATGGGCCGGGCGAGACGTTCGAGACCGTGAACACGATCGGCAAGCCGATCTATTCGATGCTGGTGCGCGACGAAAAGCGCAACATGTGGGTCCAGCCCGAAATCTACTCCTACCCGCTGCACATCTGCACGCGGCCGGAAGTGCTGCTCTCGGGCAGAAACACCTGATCGACTGACGAACGAGCGCGAGGGCGGGCCGCAGGGTCCGCCCTCTTTTCGGAAGGGCCGTGCACAGTGCGTCCCGGGCGACCCTTCCGAAAGGAGACCGTGCATGAAGATCAAGGCTTTGGGCCTCATTGTCGAATGGGATGAAGGCCAGATGGTGGTCATCAACCCCGGCGAGACCGGCGAATTGAGCGACGCGAAGGCGCGCGAGAAGACTGACGCCGGTCTGGCCAGACCCGTTGGCAAGCTTCCGCAGCTCGACCATGACCACGATGGCAAGGCCGGCGGCAGCAAGCCCCGCGCGGCCAAGACTTCGGCGCCCTCGGCGCTCGGCGAGGCCCGCAAGGCCTACAAGGCTGCGTTCGGAAAGGCCCCCGGCCCGCGCTGGCCCGTGGCGGAGATCGAGGCGAAGATCGCGGCGAAGCAAGCCGGCGCTACCGCTGAAGGCGAGACCGGCTCCGAGTCTGCCGCCGACTCGCCGCCCGCCGCGTAAGCGATGACCCGCCCTACCCTGGACGCCCTCACGCCGGCGCTGGACCGGACCTGCGCCGACATTCTCGGCGACACGATCCAGTATGCGGCCGATGGCACCATGTTCGCGGCACGGCAGGCCTATGTCGATTACCGCGATGCGGTGAAGGCGTTCGAGGCGGCGCAGGTGATCGAGCAGGACGTGACCGTAGCCGGACTGCTCAAGGCCGATGTGCCGGCGCGGCCGACGAGCGCGGCGCGTATCACCCTCACCCGCCTGCCCGGCCTGACCTTCCGGCCCATCAATGTCCGCACCGACGCGGCGGGCACGGGCTGGGAGTTCGAAGTGACGGTGGTGCCCGGTGGCTGATACTGCGTTCGCGAAGATCGAGGATGTGGTTGCGGCGATCCTTGGCGCCAGTACCGGCACCGGCGCTCCGCTCGAAGGCTATGTGGTGCTGACGGATCAGCCCGAAAGCCAGGCCATCGAGGCGGAGCGCGCGATCACACTCTACACAGTATCCGCCACGCCGGAGCAATCCGACGAACAGGGCCAGACCTACTGGCGGCAAGTGCTCCAGATTGAAGTGATCGACGGGCCGCAACTGGCCGGCTCGATCAGTCGCACCGTGCAAACCACGCTGGCACGGGTCCACGCTCTGCTGGCGGCGGATCGCACGCTGGGCGGGCGGCTGCTCGACCTGCAGGAAATCGACCTCGCCGGCACGCAGGCCGATGGCAAGGACGTGCACGGCGCGAGCGTTCAGTACGGCGCCGAGTTTTTCACCCCGCGCGACGACTGGTTCACCATTCTGGGCCAGGCCGGCGCGCAATTCTAATGCCCTACCGCTCCGCTGCTTGAGGGCGCGGAGCCCCACCACAGAGGAACATCCCGATGGCTACCGACACCTGCCCCCCGTTCGGGGCGGGCAGCGTGGACTTTGCGACCGTCCACGCCGCCGCGCTCAAGGGCGACGATCTCGAACGGGCCATCGCGGCCGCGACAACGGCACACTCGCTCCCGGCTGCGGCAAAGCCCGCCGCCCCGTCCGTCACCCGGCCCGTCAAGGCCAAGAACCAAGGAGCCTAACTCATGGCCGAGAGGTCCAATGAAACCGCCCTCGCGATCGCGCTTCAGCCGACGCCGGATGTGTTCCCGTCCTTCACCGCCGATGACCGGATGCCGATTTCGGCACTGCGCCCCACGGTCGAAGGCGTCACGATCCAGAACGACGAATACACCGGCTCGGTCATCAAGAACGCCGAGACGATTGCGGGCAAGCGCGCGTCGATGACGTTCAACGTCAAGATCAGGCCTCCGGGCGGTTCGGACGTGCCCTTGGCCAATGCCTACCTTCCGGGCCGCCTGCTCCAGGCCGCGAAGTTCACCGAGGTTCGCACCGCCGCCGAGGTGCCCGTTGGCGGCGCGGAAGCCCTTTCGGCCGGCACCACGACCGGTGCCACCCTCGGCACCGGCGCGGCGGCCACGGCCGGGCTTTACAAGGGAATGGCGATCCAGCTCAAGGCGCGCGGCGCGAGCTTTCGGGATCAGCTCTCCGCAATCCGTTCCTACGACGCTGCCAAGGTCATGGAGCTTGTCGAAACGCTCAGCGGCGCGCTCAGCGGCGACTACCTGATCCCGAAGCAGCTGTCCTACATGCGCTCGACGGCGGCGGGCGAGCCGGCGCGGCTCGCGTTCCAGACCTGGTTCGGCGGCGACCGCTGGGACTGGATCAATTGCGGCATCACCTCGCTGGTCATGCCGGTGCCGGTGAGCACGAAGCAGCAGGCGCAGTATCCCGAGTGGCAGGTGACGATCGAAGGCGATATCTACGCCTCGGCAACCGAAGCCTCACCCGCCATCCCGGCGCTTGGGGCGATTCCGCTGTTCAAGGATGGCCGCCAGTGGCTGGCGCACAAGGCCGTGGGCGGTTCGCAGTTCTCGATCGATCTGGGCATCGAGAGCGAGGCTCCGCCGAACCCCAATCAGCCGAGCGGGTCCGAAGCCCCGGTTCTGGCGGGATCGACGGCGCGCGTCTCGATCAACAAGCAGCGCTACAAGAAAAGCGTGCAGGACATCATGGCGCTCGCCGATGCGCAGGCCAATCACCCGTTCTTCGCGCAGTGGGGCCTTGCCAGCGGCAACATCGTGCAGGTCGTGGTGCCGGATGGGCGGTTCAACTACCCCAGCCCCGATCTGGGCGGCCTGACCGTGACGGAAACGGTGGATCTGATGATCGACGCTGTGGACCGTTCCGTATGCATCAACTTCCCCTACGGCGCCGCCCTCACCTGATCCGTATGGCCCGGCGCCGGCCTTACGGTGCCATCCTCTCCTGAACCTTGAAGGCCCGCCCGGCGCACACCGGAGCGGGCCTTCCCTTTACCATCCCGCAAAAGGATACCTGACGTGCCCCAGGATATTCCCCTGGAGGCGAGCGAGAGGCTTGCCTTCACACCCGAATGCCTCGCCAATCTGGCCACGCCGCCGAGTTTCGTGCTGCGCACCCCGACGCCTCGCGACAAGCGCTTCCAGCGCCGGCTCCTGAACGAAGAAGGCGTGCTCCAACATAGCCAGGAGGCGATGCGCGCCGAGATGCTCGCCGGCCTCAAGGCACTTTGGGGCGAAGAACCGTTCGGCCGTCATGAGCCGGTGCTGCGGCAGTATTGGGAGACGCTCGACCAGTTCGCGTTGCAGCAGCGCGACGATCCCGATCTTGAATGGTCTTACGACGCCGAGATCGAACGCGCGATCGAACGGCTGGAAATCGACGTATCGCAGAACTGGCCCGGCTATGCCCGGATGCGCGCCGACAACCTTCACGCGGCGGAAGTGCTCGAACTGTCGCCCGTCGCCGTGATGGTCGAGCGTTGGTCCGGCCTCTCACTCGTCGGCCAGTTTGAACGGGGCCATCTCACCATCGACAGCGCCGCCGAGCTGCGCGAGGCCTTGACCAGCCTGGAGGCGCGCGAAGGCTTGAAGCGCGGCATGGCGTGGGCGCAACTGTTCATCACTGCTTCGAAGCGCATGTTCCTGTCCGAGGACGAGGAAAAAAACTCCGCTGCGCCGTCGCCGTCCGAGCCTGCCCCGCCGAATTCGAAGGCGGCGAAGGCCCGTGGGACATCCCCGGCGTCGGCACCCTCGACCGAAACCCCCGCGAGCGCCTGACAAGTGAGCACTGGTCGCTGCTGCGCCTCCACGATCAATGCGATCGGGGAATGGCGGGCTACGTCTATCCCGATGGCAGGGCCGTCCTCGATCAGCCGCTCGTGCTGCTCGATGCGTTCGCCACCATCGCCAGCGCGAAAGCCGAGGTGACGCGTGGCACGTCTGACGGCCAAGCTTGAACGGCGCCGGATCGGCGCGGTGTTCGAACCCTACTACCGCAACGCGATCCAGCGCTTGGAGACGGCCGCCCTGATCGCGACGGATCGTGGCGCGACGCAGGGCAAGACGCGTATCCGCGAAGCGATGCAAGGCGCGGGGCTTGGCCGGCTCGGCGGCGCGATCGACGCCACCTCCGACCTCAAGCGCGGCGCGGGTGTGCATCGGCGCGGGGCCAGTGGGTTCTCCGCATCGGGCACCGTGTTCATCCGCAGCAAGAGCGAGCGGACGCGCGGCGCGATCGAGGCTTACACCGAGGGTGCGGAGATCATGCCGAAACGTGGGCGCTGGCTCTGGATACCGACAGACGCGGTGGCGCGCCTGGTCGGGAGCCGAAGCAACCGACGCCGCATGACGCCGGCCGAATACGTCAAGGCGGGCAACGAGGCGAAGATCGGGCCGCTTGTCCTGCTGCGCTCGGTTAACGGCTATCCGCTGCTGGCGGTCGAGAATGTCGGAGTGAGCGAGACGGGGCAGAAGCCCCGCGTGCGCGGGCTCACGAAGAGCGGTCGTCCCCGGAAAGGTGACCGCCTGAAGCGCCTCGCCGTGCTGTTCGTCGGCATCCCGTACACGTCTCGCGCCGCGCGCGTCGATGCGGCCGCCATCCTGCGCCAGGTCCGGGCCGAGCTGCCGATGCTCGCCCAGCAAGCGCTGGGAGCGCGATAGCGATGTCGTTCGAGTTTCCCGCCTTCCTCAAGCTTGAGCATTTGCCGGACGGCACTGCGAAGTCGAGCTTCCTCGCCGAAGTGAACGGCGCGATGGATGCGGGCGAGCGGCGGATCGAGCAGTTTTCGAGTGAGGCGCGGCGGCTGCTCGACAGCGCCATTTCGGTGCAGCGCAATGAGTTCGGCAGTCTCGATCTTGGCGTGGATCAGATTCGCGCAGCGGCGCAGGCGCAGCAGGCCCGAGCCATCGCCGCGCGCGAAGTGGCGGCAGCGACCGCGGCGGCTGCACGCGAAGAGGCTGATTACAGCGAACAGGCCCGTCTCGCCGTGGCGGCGACCGAAGCGCTGGCGCGTGAGGAAGAAGAGGCGGCGCGCGTGGCGCGCTCGCACGCCGACGCGGTTGAACAGGTTCAGAGTCAACTCAATCGGCACGTGTCGCAGACCAATGCGGTTGTCGTAGCGACAAACCGGGGCGTCTCGGCTCAACAGAGCGGGATAACGTCGGCTCGGGCAACCCGCTTCGCCTTCGTCCAGCTCGGTCAGCAGATGCAGGACGTGACGGTCCAGCTGCAAATGGGCACGCGGGCCATGACCGTCTTCGTGCAGCAAGTGCCGCAGATGGCCTTTGCGCTATCCGGGCTAGCCGATAGCGCCAATGCGACCCATGCCAGGATTGGGAGGTTCGCGACATTCCTGGCCGGCCCCTGGGGCGCGGCGATCTTCGCGGCGACGGCGATTCTTGGCCCGTTCGTCTACAACCTCTTCCAGACCGGCGATGCGGCCAAGGACGCCGAGAAGAAGACCTACGATTTCTCGCAGGGCCTGGACGTTCTGAGCCTGACCGCACAGGACGCGTCGGAGGCGATGAAGCAGTTGTCGCAGGAGATGCGCAACGCAATCGCCGCACAGGGCGATTTCCTCCGGGGCAATGCGCTCATCGCCGAGCAATCGGTGAGCACTCTCGAAACCCGCCTTGGCGACGCTCAGCGCAAATTGGCGGAGCTGCGCTCGGCCGATCCGCTCGGCCATGCCCTGCTCGGCGATTTCGGATCGATGGGCCAGGCCAAGGCAGATGTCGATGCGCTGACTGAAGCTCTCCAGCGGGCGCGGGAGGCCAGCACCAACGCGCGCATGGCACTCACGCAGCAGAGTGTTATCGAGGCCCACGACCCGATGGCGGCGGCGCGCGGGGAGTTCGACCGCGAGATTGGCAAGCTCAACCAGCGGTTCCGGCGCAGCCAGGACGATCCGATCGGCGCACAAGACGAAGGCATCTTCATCAGCGAGGCGCAGTACCGCGCCGAATATGACCGCCTCACGTCGCTTCGCGAGGTGGCGGAGAAGGCGGCGCACGACGCGAAGAAGAAGCCACCCAAGGACAACTCCGCCCAGGAAGCGAAACGTCTCGCCGATTTTGGCGACAGGGCCGCCGAATCTATCGCCCGGATCAACGAGCGCTTCGACGAGCAACCCAAGCTGATCGACCAGGCTGCGCAGGCCACGCGGCAACTCGACGCGGTGATCAAGGACCTGAACGAGCGCAAGCCGGCGGGCTTCAAGGACATGATCGACGACGCCGAGCGGGCGAAAACAGTCATCCAGGATGCGTTGGTCCGCCCGTTCCGCGACCTTGCTGCCGAAGCCGCTCGCCGGGTCGAGATCGAACGACTGCTTACAGCCGGGCGCGACAAGGAAGCCACCGTCCTACAGGCCATTTGGCAGATGGAGCAGAGGATCGGCCCGTTGAATGACGAGCAGGCCGACGCCGTACGAGACATCGTCGAGGCGCGCGAGGATGAGTTGAAAGTTCTGCGCCGCTTGCAGGACGAGCAGAACGCATACCTCGACGCGACGCGCTCGGTGCGCAGTGAGATCGAGGCGATCTTTGCCGGCCGCGGCAGCGTCAGCAACTTCCAGCAGATATTCCGCGATCTCAATGCGCGCGTGTTGACGCAGCAGCTGTTCGGCAATGTGCTCGATCAGCTCGACGACAGCGTGAAGGCGCAGTTCGGGCGCGCCGTGGATGCATTGGAAAGCGACACGCAGCGCGCCGGCGAAGCGGCTCTGACCTTCGCCGACACCTTAAACGAAGCATCCCGCCGCGTCGCCAGTGGCGAGACCGGCGCGACCCCGCAGAGCTTCGCCGATGCCTTCGGATCGGACTTTGTCGCCAGCCTGACCGGCACCGGCGCTAACGCCCCGGCGAACGACAACGATGGCACTATCCTCGTCACCGCGCAGCGCCTGGAGCGCGGCGTCGCGGGCATGACGCCGGATGGCTATGCACACCTGATGGCGCGCGCGGTGGTCAAACCGCTGATCGACGAGCTGGGCGACGTGCTCGGGCCAAGGCTGGCCGAACAGATCGGCGGCGTGATGCAGGGCGCGCTTTATGGCTTCGCCACGGCCGGTAGCACGGGTGGCATTCTGGGCGGGTTGCAGGGCCTCAATCAGCAGTTCGGGGACGGCTTGCTCGGGCGAAACCTTGCCTCGCTGTTCGGCAGCAACCTCGGCACCATGCTTCAAGGTGCACAATCAGGCTCCATGATATCCGGCCTCGCGGGCGCCTTCGGTATCGGGCTTTCCGGCACGGGCTCGCAACTTGGCGGCGCAATCGGATCGATCATCCCGGGCGTAGGGAGCGTGATCGGGGCGATCGGCGGCGGCATTCTGGGTAAGATCATCGGCGGCTTGTTCGGCGGCTCGAAGAAGTACGGAACCGCGCAACTCACCGGCACGACGCTATCGACCTATGGCAAGGGCGATGGCCGGGCGCAGGGCGCGGGCACGCTCGGCGGCGCGGTTCAGGAAGGCCTGGCGCGGATCGCGGACCAGCTCGACGCGCAAATCGGCTCCTACCTCGTCAGCATCGGCACCTACAAGGACAGCTACCGCGTCAACACGCGGGGCGGCACGGGCAAGCTGGGCGGCTACAGCGGCTCGTGGGCCGAGATCAATCAGCGCTACGGCCTCTATGACTTCGGCGACGATCAGGGCGCGGCCATCGCCTTTGCGGTGCTGGATGCGCTCAAGGACGGCGCGATCAAGGGCATCAGCGCCGGCGCGCAACGCCTGTTGCAGCAGGGCGGCGATATCGAGAAGGCGGTGCAGGACGCGCTCGACTTCCAGAGCGTGTTCAGCCGCCTGAAGGCGCTGAAAGACCCTGTCGGCGCAGAGATGGACGATCTCGACCGGGAGTTCGAGCGCCTCAAGACACTGTTCACCAAGGCCGGCGCGAGCACGCAGGAGTGGAGCCAGCTCGAAGAGCTTTACTGGCTCGAACGCGACCAGATCATCAAGGAGGCGACCGAGCGCGAATTGGGCACGCTCAAGGGCTTCTTGTCCGAACTTACCTCCGGCAACTCCGCGCTCTCCCTCAGGGACCGCAAGGCCGCCGCGGTGGCCGATTACACGCCGTTGGCCAACCGCGTGGCGGCCGGCGACACCACGGCCTATGACGATTTCGTTGAAGCGGCCCGCGCGCTGTTGGACATCGAGCGGCAGCTATCGGGATCGCAGCAGGGCTATTTCGACCTGCTCAATCAGGTGACGGGCCTAACCCAAGGCGCCCTGGACGGTGGGGCCGGCGCTGGCTTCGCCGGGCGCAATACGCCATTCGGAATGCCACCGGCGGACAATGCAGGCGTGATCGCGAGCATCGGCGATACCAACGCGCTGCTGCAAACGCTGGTCTCCGGCGTGGACGCCATGAACAAGAACATGGGCACGCTGATCGATCTGAACGGCAATCCCGCGCCGCAATACGCCTATGGCGGTTTGGGAGCCGGCTGGTGACCTGGCACTGCCTCGTTGAAGTCGAGCCGTTCGATCCCATTGCCGATGCGCGTGTGACGCTGCGCCTCGCCAGCGCGGAGCTGCGCGAGATTACCGGGCTCGGCGGCGTATCATGGGCCCCTGCCCTTGCCGAAGCGCCGAAGACAGCGATCACGCTGTTCGAGGGAGGTTTTGGCGACACGGTGAAGCCGGGCGGCGCGCGCCTGCCAATCGTGCTGCCCCGTGCCCGAGACCACTTCGCCTTCGTCGATCGGGCCTTCTGGCCAGGCGCGGCCGTGAAAATCTACGTCGGCCGGGCCGGCGATGCGTGGCCCTGGACGCTGCACTTCGTCGGCAAGGTTGCCTCGTTCCAGACACAGGACGGGACGCTTGGGCTGGGCTGCGAGGTCGATGACTCCGCGTTTCAAGCTGACGTGCTGACGGCCGCTTATGCCGGCACAGGCGACGAAGAGGGCGGCGCCGATCTCAAGGGCAAGCCCAAGCCGCTGGTGCTGGGCCACGCGAAGAATGTAGAGCCTGTGCTGATCGACACGGCGAACTCGGTCTTCCAGTTCTCGGCCTATGGCGCGATCGAAGCGGTGGACGCACTGTTCGAGCGAGCTTCCGACTTCGGGGCGGCGACGGGGGACTACGCCGATTATGACGCGTTGGTCGCCGCCTCGATCCCACCGGGGCGCTGGGCCACCTGCCTCGCACAAGGCATGGTTCGGCTCGGCGCCCCGGCATACGGGCTGATCACCGGGGATGTGCGGGGACATCGCGTGGGCAGTTCCACGCCTCGCCTGACGGGCGCGGTGATTCGGGCACTCGCTGGCATTGCGGGCGTGGACAGCGGCCGGCTCGCCACGGCGTCGCTTGATGCGATGGACATTGCGGCGCCCTACCCGATCAATATCGTCGTGTCGGAACAATCGCGCTGGATTGATCTCGCCCGGCGTCTCGCCCTGCCCTGCAACCACCAGGCCGGGATTTCGCTGGTGGGGCAATTCTTCGTTGCCGGTATTGCGTTTGGCGAGAGCACGGCGGGCCAACCGCGCTTCGAAGTGACGGATGTGAGTGAGCTGTCGGTGAGCCCGCCCTACGCTCGCACCATGCTCGGGGCGAACCGCTGTTGGCGCGTCCAAACAGCCGACGAGATTGCGTTCGAAGCACCGCTGGTGCCGCGAGGGCTCTACAAGGCGGGTGAAACCTATCGCCTCGGCAATGTGGTCAGCCTGCCTGACCAGTCTGAATGGCTCTACATCAACGAAACACCCGGCAGCGGTCACGCTCCGCCGGTGTGGCCGACGACTTCGAACACTTGGTGGTCCAACACCAAGCCGCCGGCCACGGCCGAGGGCATCAAGTATGCCGATGGTACGCCGATCGAGGATCTGAAACCCGCCCAGCCCGGCGCGACGACGAATGTGGGACGCGGAATCTATAGCGATGCGGCGGCCTACGATGTCGGCGACATGGTCGTGTGGGCCATAGCCGATGGCGGCGATGGCAACGGCTATATCCGCATCGGCACCGGCACGACCACGGGCGTGCTGCCGAGCGACACCAGCAAGTGGGCCGTATGGGTCGAGCGCGGCCAGGATGGTGCGCCAGGCGTGAGCACGGCAGAGGTCTATCTCTACAAGCGGTCGGACACGCCGCTCTCGGCGCATGGGATGACCGGCACGTTCACCTACACATTCGGTGATGCGACCCTCGCCGGTGGTAACTTGAATGGGTGGACCAAGACGATCCCGGCAGGGAGCGAACAGCTTTATGTGATCGCCGCATCGGCGGCTTCTAACGCCGCGACCGACACCATTGCGGCGAATGAGTTTTCGGCTCCTACGCCGCTATCGCAGGCGGGCGCGGACGGGGCGAACGGGTTCAATTCAGCAACCATCATGCTGTTCCAGCGGGCCGCAAGCGCCCCCGCTGTCCCGGCCGGAACGCTGACCTACACATTTTCAACTGGAGCGCTCTCCGGCACGGTCTCGCCCTGGTCCACCACCGCACCCGCGCACAACGGCAATCCAATCTGGATGACGACTGCGACGGCGATCAGCCAGTCAGGCTCGGATAACATCGCGTCGGGCGAGTGGGCTACTCCGCAGAAGATTGCGGAGGATGGTCAAGACGGCATTCCCGGCGCGCCCGGCGCGGACGGGCAAACCCTCTATACTTGGGTGGCATATGCGGACAGCGCTGATGGCACGGTCAACTTCACGACGGGTAATCCGGGCTCGCGGCTTTACATGGGCCTTGCCGCGAACAAGCCCACAGCGACCGAGGGCACGAGCCCCAGCGACTATGTCTGGGCGCGCTTTCGCGGCGAAGATGGAGCCCAAGGTCTTCAGGGGGTGCAAGGCCAACCCGGTGCAGACGGCGCGCCCACCTATATTTGGGTAGCGTATGCCGACAGCGCCGATGGCACCGTCAATTTCACGACCGGCGCGCCGGGTACGAGGACTTATATGGGTGTCGCGCCAAACAAGGCGACGCCGACCGAGGGTAGCGATCCCAACGATTACAACTGGGCAAAAATCCAGGGCCCCCAGGGGCCGCAAGGATCGGCCGGCTCAAATGGCCGGGATGCCATTGTCTATTTCCAGGAGGGCGCGCCCAGTTCTGGAATGATCGCTGGCGATACCTGGTACAAGCCCTCAACCAAGCAGCTCTCGCGCTATAACGGCGCGAGCTGGGTGCAAATGCTCGGCAGCCTTGCCGCGATGGACGTGTTGAATGCCAACTTCATCGTGGCAGGCACGATCATCGCGAGCAAGTTTCTCACCGATCAGGGCGTTGATCTTGCCGCGATGGTGCCGGGTTCGATCAATTGGCGCGCATCGCTTATTGATCCCACCGACCTCGGTGGCAGCACCTCTGACTTTGATACCGGCATCGTTGCGATCAGCGGCACGGGCTCCGCCACACCTTCCTCGGTTATTTCGCCGGCTGTATCGCAGACCCTTTGGGTCGGCCCCTCCGGCGGGCTGACCGCGACCGCCAACCTCGACGTTTACTACCGGATCAACGGGGGAAGCTGGATATATATCGGGCGCCAAACCTTATCCTTCGGCAGCACCTCTCCGAGCGGCACCACCCAGAGTAACAATAGCGCGCTTCTCAACGGAAGCACGCCGGTGACTAAGTTTTCACCGAGCGCGTCCGGCACGATCCAGTTCGGATATCGCCATTATAGCAGCCACCAAGGCAGCGGCACATTCACCTTCACCAGTCTTGACCGCTCGCTGACCTTCGAAGTCGTGAACTGGAAATAGCGATGTACGCCTTCGTCAAGCACTCCCAGGATTGTTCGGAGATTGTGGAGCGCACCGAGGTTTCACATCCCGGCGTTCTAAGTGAGCCGGAAGCCGGTTACGCGTGGACCGAAGTCCCTGTTCCTGTCAGCGGATGGACGGTCACGCTCGGTGACGAGGGAAAGCCCATTCCCTCCCCTTACGTGCGACCGGAGTCGGTTCGTCTGAAGCTCGGCAAGCTGGCGTTGCACGAGCAGGTTAAGCAGCTGCGCGACCAGCACACGCAGGCCGGCGTCACCGTGCCCCCACATGGAACCTTCGACAGCGACCCGGACAGCCAGCGCAAGATTTCAGGCTCCGCCGTGATGGCCATGCTGGCCATCCAGAACAGCGAGCCATTCTCGCTCGATTGGCGCTTGCAGGACAACCGCATCGTTACACTCGATGCGATGCAGATGATCGCGGTGGGCGTGGCTGTGGGCCAGCACATCGCGGCCTGCCAGTATTGCAAGAACGCCCTCGACGCGCTGATAGACGCGGCGGAGGACGTGGAAGCCCTCGAAGCGATCGACATCGAAACCGGCTGGCCGGCGTGAGGCTGAAGCACTGCCTCTTCGCCCTACTGGTCGCCCTGGACGTGCTCGCCTGCGTGATCTGGCTGTCGCTGCTTTACCCGTTCGGCCTCGCTGACCGACCCACGGGCCATGAGACGATCAGCGCCTACATTGGGCGGGCCGCGTTCAACGGGATGCCCTGGGCGCTGAGGGCGGCACGCATAATCGACCGAGGTGCAAGCTTGCTGGGTAGCGATCCCGGCCACTGCAACCGTTCATTTGTATTCTGGAGCGCGCTCACGCGCTGAACCTTGAAAGGACTGGACCATGAGCGACTTGCCCTCGGGCGAGGCGATCGCGCTCGCCCTCGCGCTTGTGCTCGCCTTTGTCTTACCCAGACTTCTGCCCCCGGACGGCGGCGAGAAATGATCCTTCCTGCCCTCGCCCTCATCTTCGTGGCCTGCGGCTACCTCGCGTTCCGCCTGGCCGAATGGCTGACGGAGCGGGACGGAGACTGGTGATGAACGAACCTAACGGCAACGCCGCGCAGAGCCGCATCATCGCCGAGCAGGTCGCAGAAAGCGCGATCACCCTGTTCGCGGCCCGGCACCCCGAGTTGTTCAAGTCCAAGGCGCCGGAGGTTCATCCGCTTGTGAAATGGGTTGTGGGCGCCGTGGCAGCATTGGGCCTCGCGGCCATGATCGGCGGGGGCACGTGGCTCGTGTCGAGCGTGAGCGAGATGCAGGTCACGCTGGCCAGGATGGATGAGCGCATGGCGAGCGGGTCTGTGAGGGATTCGCGCGTGGACGATCTGGAACGCCGGGTAGCGGCGATTGAGATGAGGGTTGAGCAATGACCACTCTGACTGACATTCAGCGCCACTTGGGCGTGCCGGCCGATGGCAAGTTGGGGCCGGTCACTCTCGGCGCGCTGGCCAAGGCGCTGGGGATCGATGGCCCGGCCATCCCCGACGATTACTGGCCCATGCTGGCGAAGATCGAAAGCAACAATCGGCCCTACGTCAAAGCGGACAGCTCTACCGCGTCCGGCCTCTATCAATTCGTCAAAGCGACATGGATCGCCGAGGGCGGGGCCTGGGGACAGGACAACGGCAAGGCCTTCGGCGGTTTGAGGCCGAGCGCCGAAGAGCAACTGGCGCGCGCCAAGAGCTTCACCGAGAAGAACGCGGCCTATCTGCGGAGCAAGGGTCTCACGATCAATAGGGCCAGTCTATATGCGGCGCACTTCCTGGGTGCCGGCACAGCCGCGAAGGTGATCGGCGCGCATGTGGACGATCGGGCCGATCTCATTGCCGGTCCCGCCGCGACGGCCGCGAACCCTTCCATCCTCAAGGGCAAGACCGTGGGCCAGTTTCTGAGCTGGCTGCACGACAAGACGGGAGATTGGGCAAGATGAACCGCATCCTGATCGACAACGCGCGTGAGTGGTATCGCATGTGGAGCGTGCGCCTCGCCGCATTGGCCGGCCTCGTGGCGGCCTACCTCGCGGCCAACCCGGACCAGGCGCAGGCGCTGCTCGACGCCCTGCCGGAGGGGCCGGCACGCACGCTGGCGAGCATCGGCATCGGTGTGTTCGTGTTCGGGCTGGCCACGGGGCGAGGCTGGCGCGGCAGCCGCCGAAGGGGGCGCCCGAGTGATGCCCGTCGCCCTTGGTTTCTGCCTGCTCTCCCTGCTCGGCGTCTCCGACCGGCTCGCGAAGAAGTTCGCCCCGCTGGCGCTGGCTGTGCTGGGACTGGCGCTGATCGCGCTGGTGGTGGCCGGGTTCAACTGGTGGCTGGATGGGCGCGACAGCCACAATCAAACGATTGGCGCCACGGGGCAACGCGAGGGCGATCT